CGCACGTATCGGCCTTGGAATAGCTGATATGAGGCAGTGATTTTATGCGGCTGTCAGTCTCGGCGGTAGGGGCTGAGCTGCACCCTGCCAGCATCAGCGTCAGCGCGAGACTGACGAGCAGCGCCTTGGGCTCGATCAACATCGGTCCTGGCCTTTTTCTCGATCTGTTGGACAACGCGGGCGGTTACTTTGTTGTCGTGCTTCCAGACGAGCCCGGTGAAGACCAGACCAACGCCGACGGCGCCGACGACATACGCAATGACACGCATTCCAAGGGTAGCAATCAGCCACGCGATCATGTCTCTTGTGCCTTATGCCATAGATAAAGACCGCCAATGCACACGAGTACACCGGCAATAGCCATCGGCTTGGATGCAAAGAACGTCGCCGCATTCATCAACGTTTCAACCGCCGACTGCCAGCTTGAGATTGCCGATATGTCAGGGGGCGCGCTGGCGAGCGCTGCAATGCTGGTTGTTCCAACGGTTGCCGCTGTAACCGTGGCTCCCGTGCTGACAGCAGGCGGCTGCGTAACGGTCTGGGGCATCTGGTCGTCGGGCTCGCCTTCGACTGGCGTTAGAAACAGTGCCGCCTCTGCATGGCGCCTGGCCGTCAGACCTTTGACGGGCTTACCGCCAAACTTGTTCCACGCCAACATGGCGGTTGCCGCGCCCTGCCTATCACCGGCATTCAACTTGCGAATGACGGTCGACTTCGACAACCCGCCCGAGCCGATGTTGTACGACATGCTAATCAGCGCGTCGGCTTCGTTCTGGTTGATCTCGACTGTCACCATGCGGGCCACCGCATCAATGTGCTTGCGCAGCTCGCGCCTAAATGCGGCGTCGGCTTCTTCCTGTGTCCATACCGTGTCGCCGGTTACGCCCTCCGTGCAGCCATAGCCGCACGTCCAAATATCAAGCTTTCCGTTTATCTTGTCGCGGTAGGAACGGCAGCGCCCGTCAGGAAGCTTCTTCTCGTATCCTTCCCAGCCCTCGATGAATTTCAATCCGGCATCGCTTAGTTCAATCATGCCGATGCCCTTTCAAGATCGCCAATCGAGTGAATGTGCTTGAGGGGCGCATAGGTGGCGCGCACGTCCGCGATGCTTTCTTCAAGCGCTTTAATCGTGTGACGCTGGTCCGCGGATTCCGTTTCAAGCGCCACAATTCTGGCGGCTAACTGCGCAATAACGTCAGCCTGGGCGTTGAGCGCTGCCGCTACCGCCCCGTCGAGTTCAACGCGCTCCACCTCTTTTGTGTGGACGACTTCACGTACGCCACCTTCCTGTCGACGCCGAAACTCCGCCGCAGCTTCCGTAAGGGCAGACGCTGAAAGGTGCATCAGGCACCTGTCGGCCAGTAACTATCCGACGCGTAATCAACCGGAATCGGGCTCGTATCTTTCAGCGCGCGACCCGCGAATAGATGGCCCGATTTCCACATTGCAGCCTTGGTCGCGAAGTCCCACGTCGTTTGCGCGTCCATGGTCACTTGAGAGTTGTCGTGCGCGATCCATGCAAAGTCTTTGTTGGCATCAGCCCAACGCAGATTGCCCGATTGTGCGCCGTTGATTATTGCGGCAAAAGCCAAGGTGCCAGCGCCCGAAATATTCGTCTGCCCGCCCTCGTCAAAGTCATACGTTTTCCCGCCGTAGGGAAACAGCCTCATGCGGCGGTCGCGCTCGGCATCAACCTGCGCCGACGTGATGACTTTTGTAACAACGAGGTTTGTGCCGTCAAACGATGACCCCGCCGAAGTGCCGAATGCAATCATTCGGGGCACTAGCCGAAATGCACCAACGGCATCACCGGCTTTGGCTCCATGCACGTTGTCGCTGTCAATGCGGATCACATCAGGAACACCAACAATCACGCCCGGCGTGTCGCCCCAATATTGAATTTCAACGTTGTTTGCATCGATCAGGCTATATCCAACCTGTTCCATTTACATTCCCATCATTGCAAGATTGAACCCGCCGACTTGTGCCGTATAGGACAAGATCACAATTCCAGAACCACCCGCACCACCGTTAAAACTTGACGCAACGCGGCCGCCACCACCACCACCGCCGCCTGTATTAGCCGTTGCATCAGATGCGGCACCGCTTAAAGTTCCAGACGATCCGCCGCCGCTTCCGCCTGTACCCGGCGTGCCAGTGCTATAAGCACCGCCACCGCCACCGCCTGCGTAAGTTACTGGCGATCCGGTAATACTTGAAGAACTGCCAGCACCACCATTGCCGCCGTTAATTCCGCTGCCAGCGCTGCCAACCGCACTAGCACCACCGCCGCCTCCGCAACCGTTTGTGTTGCTGCCTGCGCCGCCCGCGTTGCCTTGTCCAGCGGTTCCCGCAAGACCCGCACCGGAGACCGGAATACCGCCACCCCCAGAACCACCAGTGGACCCTGCCGCAGAAATATCGGCGCTTCCACCTTTACCGCCACCTGTTGCGGTAAACGACGAAAATACGGAGTTTGACCCTTGACCACCTGTCCCGCCAGAACTGGCAGAACCGCCGGCGCCAACCGTTATCGTGTAGCTATTTCCAGGAGTGACAGACGTTGAGTTGGTTAAAAGACCACCCGCACCGCCGCCGCTTCCGTAATAGCCACCACCACCACCACCGGCCACGACTAGATACGTGGCTGTTGTAACACCGCCAGGCGCTTGGTTGCCGGTCGGCCACGCCGAGGCTGTCGAATTGGACGTTGTATAACTGGCGACGGTTGCAAGATATTCGCGTTCGTTGGTTTGTCCGTCAGGGCAATACCAAACATGGTTTCCCACGTTCAAAAAATGACAGACGGTTTCAATGTGCCTGTTGGTTTCTATGTCAAAACTAGGCACGCCTGAAAACGAAAGAGCATCAATCAAGTTGACAAACGGCCGTTGCCACAAAACAAGTCCAGAGCGTGCCGATTTGATGCACAGCTTATAAGTTGTTTTGTCGCCCTGCGGCATCCACCACTGCAGCGGGCGATTTTTATCTAAGCGCCATTCTGACGATAGAACCAAACGGCGCTGGCGAATCTCAGTGCCTATGCTGTCTATGATCATTGCAGCGCCTTAATCAAATACGTCGACGATCCATAAATCTGGCGTGCCGTGAACACAAACTGACTTGCTGCGTTGCAGGTTTGTGTGCCGCTTTGTGATCCGCTTGTGTTGATTGATGAGCCGCCTGGCGTCGTGGCCAGATTGAACGAATTGGCATCAATGTATTTGACGTAATAGACGGTAGAGGCTGTTAGACCTGTCGGCAGTGCGCCGCTGGTCGTAAACCAAACAGGATCTCCATCAGCACAACCATGACCTGTCCAAGACACAACGCACGGGCTGGCAATAGTCATTGTGACGGTTGCCGTTGCTCGAACCGCCGTTGCTAAAGCGTCACCAGTGTTTGAACCGACACGCCATTTTGTTGAGCTGAGCGTAATAGACCCGGCGCTCGGTCCGGCGATGATTAACAAGTCAATAGCGTCATATGTGCCCGTTGCTGGCGGCGCCAACGTAAATGCACCGCCATTGATCAACATTTGATAGTTGCCGAGCGTCGGATCGAGCGTTGTCGTGCCTGACGACACTGTGCCGATCAGGTTAGGTGTGAGGGTGAAGCCTTTTGATATGACGCTTGTCGTATCCGGCTTCATGTAGTCTGTGCCGGCTGTTGCAGCGGATGCGATGCCGCTTGCTGCTTTGATAATGCCGGTCAACGATCCTAGCGGCGGCTTGCGATTGATTTGATAGTTTGTGCCGTCAGATATAACGCGGCAGCCTTGCCCGGTATTAAGGACTAGCGTTGATGCGCCGTTGATCGTTGATGTGGTCGGCGTGATTGTAACCGCGCCAGCGCCGAGGTTTATGACGTCGCAGAACCAGCCCGTTTTAAACGTCGTGGTCTGACCAGCTTGAGGCAGTGTTACGGCAATCGAAGCGGCGTTTGAGAACGTGACTAGCTTTGCCCGGTCCCCATCAACAACCGTGTAGCTCGTGCCCACCTGTGCGTTGACAGGTTCGGCGGCACTGATCGTGCCAGACGTGGTGATGGCACTGCCTGGCGCGTTAGCTGTTACGTCTGAGGTGACGCCATTGCCTGGTGTTAAACTTGTAAACGAACCTGAACCGTCCGCGCCCTTATCTCCCGAGCGCACAAACATCAGCGCAACGTTGACGGCTGTCAGTGATGTGGCACCTGACGCATAGTTGACAGTGATCGTGTCGTAACTGCCGTTATCAGTGATCGTGCCCGTGACGTTGAAATACACTCGGTTCGCCGGGTTGGTCGTATCGATGACGATTAACTGGCCTTTGGTCGTGTTGGTGCTGTCGTCCCATTGCTGAATAAATGTCGCCAGCGCATTGCCGAGACGGTCCGTCTCGTTGATGTAAATGGCCGTTGCGCTTGATAGCGTGGCGTTATTGGCGCGCAGCTTGCCAGAACCGGGATCAGCGGCAGACGTGCCCGTATCCCACGTATAATCAATCGGCACCGGACCAGATGCACCCGTTGCGCCAGTGGGACCGGCAGAACCCGTATTGCCGAGGTCTCCCGCGCGTATAAAATTGACCTTAACCGCATCGCTGTTTGAGATCGTGCCGGCGCTGGCAACAAATGCGACCGTGAACGTGTCCCACGTCCCGTTGTCCGTCATCGTGCCGGTAATCTGGAAGATCACGAAGTTGGCAGACGATCCAGACTTGCTGATTTTCAGCGTGCCTTTGACGGTCGATGTGCCGTCATCCCACGTCGCTATTTCAGAGGCGATGGATGCACTATCGCCGTTGGTTTCCGAAATATAAAGCGCGGTGGCGCTTGCCAATGTGGCATTATTGACCTTGATCTTGCCAGAGGTCGGGTCGGTCGCGGTCGTATCGGTTGACCACGTATAGGACCAGCCCGCATCAGCACCGGCCGAGCCTGTGGCACCCGTGGCGCCAGTTGGGCCAACAAGTGACACGCCAGACGGCCAAGCACCCGCCGCTTTCGGCCCGAATATTTTGTTATTTGCCGTATCAATATAGAAATCGCCGTTGACGCCCGTTCCTGACGACGGAACACCAGAGCCGTTATAAATCGTGTTCAGTGCGTTGGCGGCACCCGCTGCGGCTGCCGGATCGGCCATGATGATCGCCATAACGTTGGCGTTCGTCGGGCGGGTTTCGTTTCCGCCCGTGGAGCCCGTAACGTCGCCAGAACCGGCAGCACGAACGTTGATACCGCCGCCAGATTGAACAGCCGTTGCACCCAATGACAGCGAATGTGTGTGCGCCTTAAACCCGTCTGTTTGAACCGAGCCGACGTGATCACCCGTCTGGCCACCTGTCGCCATCGCGGTGCGGCTGGCTGCGTCAGGATCACGACCAGCGCCATGGTCCCAAGCGCGGAAAAACCGGCCGCGATAATCGGGAATATTGAACGTTGTCGCGCCGTCGCCCTGGCCGTGGGTAACGCCAATCTTAGCGAACAGCGCGGAGTAGGTCGTGCGCGAGACAGCCGCGCCGTTACACTCAAGCCAACCTGCAGGAACCGTTTCAGAAGCGATCAGCTTAATATCACCTACGACCGCCAGACCGCCGACAATCCGGGTATCGAGAAGGTCTGAGGTGATCGCCCCTGATGACAGCGAGGACCGAGAAAACGCAAGCTGATGCCAGTTCGCGCCATCAGAGCAAAGAACGATGCTGTCGTACTGAGACGAAACGGTTTTGGAGCCTGCGCCATCAATCGTCTGGCTGGAAACCGGAACAACAGTCACAGCATTGGTCGTGCCGATGTTGCGAATGGTGATCCAGTTGGATTTGCTGGACGCGTTGCCAACATCAACGGCAGATGGCAGCACGACCGTGATGGCTGCCGAGGTTGGGTTTAGGTTTTTGACCTTGCCGAGATCGCTAGTCGTCAGCGTGACGGTTGCCGCACCCGTATCAACCGGGGTTGCGGGCTTGGCGTAAGTGCCAGAGCCTGATCCGCCTGTGACCGCACCCTTGACGTTATCGTGGGTCGCTAAGGTGTTGTCATTGGCGTCGGTAATCAGGACTTTGTAATCAGCCGAACCCGTATAAACGAGGGTCTTGGTTCCCGAGCCGTTGGCCGGATAACCGCCGCTATCGCATGTGACAACTGTCCCGAGCGACGTTGACAGCGTGTCATCGGAATAGACCGTCAGCGGGGTCGTAGTGCCAGCGGCAAAGAATTTAAACTTGCCGCCGCTGACAGGGTTTCCACTTGCATCGAGCAAGCGAAATCCTGGCGGGACGATGAGCACCGCGTCGGTCATGTCTGATTGTCCTGTGGATTTAGTAGGGCTGGGCGTCGTCGCCGGAGGGGTTCAACAACGCATTACCGCCAATGATGGCGCCGGGCAGAGCTAGGGTTTTTCCTGCTACTGGTGACAACCGCCGGATTTTGTCGAAGTCGGTATCTGAGCGCGGTTCGCGCTTGAAGGTTTTGATGAACCAGAGAACTCCGGTTTCCGTGTCTTTGATGCGTTGGGGCGTTACCGGAACGTCAACCAAATTGTTGGCAAAATCGCCCTTTAAGGCATCCGCTGTCTTTTGTTGCGGGGGCGCGCGTCCGAGCAAGTTTCTAGCTTGCATGTACACGTCTAAAGCGTCATTCTTTAGCGACTCAGGGAGATCTGGATATGTCTGGTAAGTCTGACGTGGATTTGGAGCTGCTGGCGGTTGACCGTTCTGGGGTAGAGCATTGGGTGCAGCCCCGTTCTGCCCTATCGCTATCGCTTGCCCGGGCGATCCTGCGGGTGGCGGACCAGGAGGCCGACCAGCGACCATCTGCGCTACGGTATTCCGCGTCCCGATTGCTCCCGGCAAGTCCAAAGTCTTCTCGGGGATAAGACCGCCGAGCTTGTAGCCGGTGACTGCCGTGGGCAGGTTCATTAGAGCTTTTTTGCTCCACAAACCGACGTTGAAAGCGTTCTCCATCGCTTCCTGCTGTTTAGGCGACCCGTCCGGCAGCGTATTGGCGTCAATTTGATACGGCAGCATGTTGGCTTCTGCGCCAACGCCAGCACCCCCAAGGATGCCGGCCAGCGGCGTGCCATACTTAGACGCCTTGGCGCCCGTTGATTGGGCAGCCTCAATCGCCGCGTCCAGCTTGTTCCCGTATAGGCCCGCTTCGACCATATTTGGCGGCGATGCCAGAAGCGCGTTATCTGCCGCTCTAGTGGCCGCTTGCACCCGTGAAGGGTTGGACGCATTCGACCACGAAAAGGCGTTCTTGGCGCCGCCTAGGAGCGCTGGGACGCCAGCTGACGCCGCCAGGCCAACAAGCGGAAGCCGGGCCGCAACGTCGGGCGCCCGTTCTTTGAATGACCGGCTGTTGCTGGCCCGCACACTATCTTGATATTTCTTGTAAAGCGCGTCGGTCTCAGTCAGGGCGTTGGCGCGCGATGTCTGATCGGCGGCATAACGCCGATTGGCTTCCTGCTCGGCACTTTGAACCCCGAACTTGCGTCGGCCGTTGTCGTCTACCTCGTTGCGGACTTCGGTCAAGAAATCGGCTTTAGACTTCGCCGGCCCAAGACGTTCCTTTAGGAACTGGTCATAAGGCATTTCCTTTTGGGCCTGGCTGCTGCCGCCAAGCAAATCGTTGACCTGCCCCCAGAAGCCCGTTCCAGCTTTATCGTTACCGGCAGCCTTGTCGGCTTTGATCTGGTCTTGCGCGTAAGCTTCGCCAGAGGCCAGCAATCCGCCACCTACGGCGCTCGGTAGCAACGCATTGACAGCGGCGCTGGCGGCCGGCTTGAGCGCCTTAGACGCCACGCTTAGGCCAGGGGTTGCACCAAGCAAGATTTCACCCGAGCCGCCGGCAATTTGCCACGGGTCGCCGTCAGCCTTGGACAGCCGGTCAACACCACGCATGACGCTCGGAACGCCCGTTAGCTCAGCACCCAACGTGCCGAGCCCTTCGGATAGACGGGCAGCGCCTGGGCTGACTTCCGTGCTGACCGGCGCGCCATCGCCTTCTAGCCGGTCTAGTGCTCGTTGGTCCCACCGTCCGCGACGACCTTGCCCCTGCGGCGCGCCGCTCACAACTTGGCCCGCGCCATTTGGGCGACCGGCACCGATGATTTGGGCAACCTGAGACAACAGGTTTTCAAACTCGGCGCCCGTGGGAGCGTCAGCCATTGAATGCCATCCTAGGTTGTGTCAGCTTCTCTTGGGGCGCGAGCGGCGGAAGGGGCCCGTGCTAACATCCGGTGTTCATACCGCTGCGGAGATGTTACCGCGCCCCACCTTGATCGTCGGTCAACGCACCTGGAACAGCGCCAGCGATGGCGTTGCCAGACCTGTCAATGTGATCTGCAAAGCGCATGAATACGTTGGGCCCGCCACGCGCCGCTAACCGGCGCAAGATCTGATTGCGGGTTTCCGGGTCCGTCTCGAGCAAGCGTTGTGCCATCGCTAGTGCAACGTCTTGGCGGTACCCGAATATCTTCTGGATGCCCGTTCCAATCGCCTCAATACCAATGTTGAATAAGCTGGGACTAGACCGAAATCTGTTCCACATGCTGCCGAGCGCATCGCCGGCAAAACCGAGGTCGTCTTGATGATTGCGCGCCGTTGGCGATCCGCCCAAAGCCACGTTGCGGGTCTGCACCATGCGCGCCTCGCGGTTCATCAAATCGCCAAATCGCTCGGGACGATTGGCAAACACGCCGCCGCGCTGTGACCTGGGTATCATTTCCGACATGAGTTCCTGAATACGCCTCTGCTGAAACAGTTTCGTGATGTCGTTGCCGGCGGTCTTGGGGCCGACCATGTTGCGCAGCGTTTCCGAAAACCCCAGCCGGAACAACTGTTGCTGACCACGCGTAAGGTTTTGATATTGATCAATGCCAATCTCGCTGCCTTGGTTCAGCGCTTCGCGGCCTAATTGAATGGCTTGGCGGTTTTCGGCCGCGCTGCCCCACGCGTTGCGAGCATCAGAATAGATCGTGTTGAGAGTCGGCGCCCCGGTCGTCGGATCGGGCGCGTGGACGTGGTTAAGCAGGTTGCTCTTGAACCCCGTTAACTCGCGAACAAGGTTATTTTGTCCCCCGCGCTGCGCCTGCTCAATCATGTCGTCTAACGCCTTCTTAGAAGCGTCAAACCGCTGCAGATTGTTAACCGGCATACGCTGGGGAGAGTTGTCGCGAAACAGGTTTAGGGCGCGAAGCAATCGTGACTGAAACGGAGCCGGGTATTGCTGTGCCGTCAGCGCCAAACCGTCGAGTGCTGGCTGAATATCGAAAGCGTCTTGATTTTGAAACGCTTGAGAATAGAGGCGCTGGCCTTCGGCTGACTGCCGCTGCTGGATAGCTGTTTCAGTCTGGCGGGCAGTTCCTGACGACCGCAATTGCAAGGCCCGCTCCACATCGTCAAGAACGCGGGCCATCTGCCCATCAGGCGGCGCCGCCGGATCAACCGGCGCAAAGGGGTTTTCAGGGCCACGCTGACGCGCGTCGAGGCGAGTCTTGACGTAGTTGCCAGCCTCACCACCAGCCCTATAGAGGCTGCCGGTCAAGCGCTGCATTGAATCCGACGTATCGGCAATGGCCTCCGGCAACGTCGCCTGACTATTACTGCCAAGGGTGGCCGCCTGCGTTTGTCCGCGTTGAAGCTCAAGGCGCTTTTGTGCCGGACTAGAGCCTTCGTTACCAATTCGTCGTGCTAAGATTTCTTCAGCGGCAGCGTCAGGCCCAAACATGCGCCGCGTAATGGCAGGTGAAATCGTATCAGCGGCAGCACCTAGCGCCCTAGTTGCCAATGATCCGGCAATCGGCAGCCCGCCGCCAATCATAGCGTCCTGCGTGATGTGATCGGTATCCAGTGCGCTATCGAGACGATTGCCGACGCCACCTTCTCCCGCCGCAAACCTGTCGGCAGCTCCTACAGGAACGGCGATAGCCGCCCCTTGCGCCATGCGACCCGCCGTAGTCGCTGCCGGCGCTAACCGAGCAAAAACCGGACCACCAGCGACAATGCCCGTGGCAAGCTTGCCGACTGCCGCCTCTGTTGGGTGCGCCGCGTCACCGGCTTGGCTTAGTGCACGCTGGTAGGCCAATGCCTCATCGTAGGGCTGTCCGGCGCGACCGTTCGTTACCGTGTTGATTGCGGCGTCGGCACCGGCCGCGATCTCGTCAAGCCAGTTGCCAAGGATCGGGATGCCCTGCGCCAAGATCGGCCGAACGTCATAGCCCTTTGCCGTCAACTGCCGCACACGATGCGCTGCCCATAGGTCTTGCGCGTCTTTCTGAGCGGGGACAGGAAGCTTAGAAATCGCTGACCGCGTGGCGTGCGGATCGCCAGAAAAGTCCAGCCCAAAGTTAAGGCTACCCAACACAGCCGGATCGCGCACGGCTTTGAGCGGCGCAACACTGTTCACCTGCTCAGTGTCCGGCGCTGTACCGTCTGCCGTGGCATCAGCAGGGGCGCCGTTCAACTGCGCTAGGATGGCGGGATCTGAGACGGGCTTCATTCTTCGAACCAATCCGATCCGATCTGAACATACGACTTATTGCCGATGGTTTTTCGGGCGGTAATCTTGGGTTGCGCCGCTGTTGGCGCTGCGGCTGGCCTGCCGGCAGTCGAGGCACCCTGATTTACTGGCGGGAAGCTTGGCCGCTGATCGGTCGTGTATGGCTGCCGCATCGCTTGGGCTTTGGCGGCCATCCGGTTGTTGAGATCGTCAAGCACCCGGTAAGCGCCTTCAATGTCGCCATTATCAACGCTCGCCACAGCCTTGTTGTATTGCTGCCGCTCAAAGTCTGAAACAGCGCCTTGGCCCTTGTTAGCGGCCGACGTGATAGCGGCATTGATCTCTTGCAGTCGCGACCGAACAAGGTTTCTTTGGCGCAGTCGTTCTTTAGCACCCGAAAAACCGATTGGTGCGCTACTGACGATCGCCTCGTTGATACCGGAAGAAGAAACCGGGCCAAACACAGCCGGGTCAACACTCGGCCTAAAGGTCTGCTGATTTGTTTTGGGATCAACCACGCGCGTACCAAGTAAGTCCCGAGCACCCGCAATGATGCGGGTCATTTCTTCGGCTTCCTGAGCCTTGGAAAGATCGCCAGCGCGTGCCTTTTCTTCCAAGGTTACGCGCTCTTTCATGCGCGCACCTTCTGCTGGCGACAACGAGCCCGGCGCGGAGCGAACTTCGCCCGTTTTCTTGTTGAACAATAGCCCGCTGTTGCCATCGAGCGACCAGTTCTGATCGGCCGACCCGGCAAGCGCGTAATCTTTGGCGGCTGACGCCTTTTTGGCTGCAATCTCCGCCATGGTCATGTCGCGCTGGTACGGGTTGATGCCGGCTTCATTCATCAGGAAAGCCGTTGCCGCTTTATGGTCGTTCGGGTCTACACCGTATTTGGTGAGGTGCTGGGACAATTGCGGCACGGTATCGTGAACTTTGGCCCACATCGCCGCTTGCTTGGCGGGATCAGGCTCGGCGGCTACAGACTGCGACAGCGCCCCGAACGTCTTGGCTAGACGCTGCTCGTTTTGATAGTCGGCATCCTGCTTCGTTTGCTGCAGCTTTAGGGACGATATGCCAGATGCCATGTCGCCCTGATCAAATGCCGTCGAGGCCGCACCTTGATAGTCGCCCGTTGCCAGTTTTGAGCCTATGAGCTGGTTTTTGGCGCGCGTTCCAATTGCTGTGATGCCTTCCTCAACAGGCGCAAAGTTCAAAAGCGCATTACCGGGGTATTGATACGCTGGCAGGGGGGCATAAGACGGCATAGCCTTAACCTCCTCGTGTCACGGTCGTTTGCCAACCACCAGAACCAGATCCGCCGGAGGACGGCCAAGCGCTGTACGCCTTGGCACCAGCACCAACGAGGCCAATCAGGTTATTTATGCCCGTCGATCGCGAAGCCGCTTGTGCGTTGCCGTAGTTGATCGCGTTGCCGGCAGACTGCGATCCGTAGCCGTAGGCCATGTCAGCCTGACCGCCACGAATGCCGGCTTGCGCGTTCGTCGCCTGATAGCCTTGGCTGCCGGCGCCGTTCAGACGGTCTAGATATTGATTGTAGTCCTGCGACCCTCGTTGCAGCGAAGCACGGGCGGCAGCCAATCGCGAGGCGCCGCTATCAACCATGCCCTGCGCTCGATACCCGCGAAGCAGCGAGTTCGTGGCGTAGTCTTCGTTCTCCGCTCGAAACGGATCAGCAGACTTGTAGTTGTCCATGAAGGACTGTTGCGCGCCCTGGCCATTTACGCCCAACGCATTGTTGTACATGGTGGAGGCTTGCTGCCCTGACTTCGCATAGGGCGAATACAGGTCGTAAGCTTGGCCATAATAGCCGTTGGCGTTGTCATAGCCGGACTTCAGCGCGGCGTCAGATTGCTGCTTGGCTTTGGCGAGGTCGTCGCGCTGGTCATCGCCAAAAAACGAGCCGAAAAAACCCACTTGATCCTCCTAGGCAGCGACAGTTGAAGACGTATCGCACGCGCGCCATGCGGTGCCGTCGTAGTACACCATCACGCCAGTTCCATTTCCTGCACTCTCACCGGCCTTCCGGCCGTTTGAGGCAAACGCGACACGCACAACGCCGGACGTCGGCAATCCTGACACTGTGTAGGTCGGCAGCGGCAGCACCGGGAGTTGCTGCAAGATGCGATACCAGATCGGGCGGATCATGCCGTTGCTATCAACGAACGGCTCTGTCTGACTGGGCAGGGCAATGTTTGCCACTACTGCGCCCCTTGCGGATCGAGCAAGGCGTTGCCGCCTTGCTGCATCGCACCCTTGACCGCATCCATGCCGTACATGCTTGCAGCAGCGGCAATGCCGTATTTACGGATGATATCGATTAGCTTGTCGTCAAACACAACGTAGTTGCGCGTACCGTTGTTGGCGCGTTCTTGATAGGTATGGCCAGGGATGCCGGCGTTTTTAAAAAAATCCGTTACGCTGCTGCTTGGCCCTCGATTGTAATAAGTGCTGGCAGGCCCAACTTCACCTTCGGGCAACACGCGGTCCAAAGCGTAAGCAAGCCCGCCGCCTGTCGTGTATTTGCTCAATCCTTGATCAACAAGGGCGCGTTGCTGTTCTTCCGGCAAAGCTGATATGGCGCTCAACAGCTTTTGTTTGACCTCTGCAGGGTGCTCTGAAACAGCCTTGTCCCAATCGAGCATTTCTTCCGGCTTAGCGTTGATGTTGACTTCGTATGTTCGACCGTTCTTCTCCCGGCCTTGCAACTGCGGATCGCGGTAAAGCTTGGCGTAGTTTTCATCTGATGTCAGGTTGATGCCGACGCCGTAGGTGTTTCCGCCTTCGCCAGTAAATCTTTTAGATAAGTCAAATTTATCAAAATCGTGAGGGGAACCGTGATAGGCGCGGATGCCTTGGGGTTGCTCCCCCTTGCCTTTGAAACCTGGCACAAACGCCATAGCGAGCGCCGCCATATCAGCAGCGTCCGGGGCCTTGCGATCCATCAGCGACGTGCCAACTGATCCAGCCGCTTGTCCCAGCCCATAAGCGCCCATCGTTGGGCTGATCGCTTCTGACACTGGCGCCAGGTAATCGTTGGGGCGCTCTGGTCCTGCTGTCAGCGTGTCGGGGCGGCGCAACAAGTTGTTCTGCAAGTATGGGTTGCGGGACGCCTGCCGCGCAAGGTCAAGCACGTTGTATTCCGGGACAAGTGCGTTCCAATCGCTCATGTTCCCATGCTTTCCACGTCAACCGTGGCCCCTGTGAACCCTTTAACAACAGCAGCCGACACCGAGAATTTAAACGTCCGCCCATCTTCTCGAGCAACCCCGAGGCGATTGGCTTTGACACGAGCTTTTGTGTTGCCCTGCCGACCGATGGCAAACTGCCGCTCTGATGACCAGTTGATGCCGCCGTCCTCGCTCCACTGCAGCATGACGGCCGGGTCGAGGTCTGCCGGTGTTGTCGTGTTGAGGCCCACGCCTGGGATCACGTCGAGAAACAGCGCATTGAACCGCAACCGACCCGGATAGGAATGTACCGGAGGCGTCTGCACCGTCATAATCAGCGGCTGGCCGGCTTCGTCGTAGGTTGATCCTGACAGCTCGTAGAGCTTGGGACTTGCGTAGTCGCCAGCGATCACCTTGTTGCCAAAAATAACCGTAGATGATGCCGTCCAGCGCTTCAGCCCGTAGGATTGCCGCTCGTGCCAAAGCCCTGAGTTGAGGTCGTAAACCCAACAAAACGTGGTGTCTTGGATACCGTAATACTGCCGCCCGCCTTTGGAGTAGGCAAACGACGTTATCAAGGTCGGATCAGACGCGCCCGTAATTGAGCGCTCCACGGCATACGTCGAAATCCGCGTCCCGCCGTACCCGTCCATCCGGCGCACCGTGGCGTCGTTGGCGATCCAGACCAGCGTCCGGTCAACCTGTTGTACGCTGCCAGCGGCAAGGCATCCCGTTTGGATCGCCTGCACCGGAGAAAAGGCGAAGTCTGCACCACCCGTGTCCTGCCACCACTCGATTGATTGTGAGCCAAAGAACACAAGCTCACGCTCGCGCGTGGCACTCATCACGGTCGCGTCGGGGTAGCGCTCTGCCGTGGCGAAGTCCAAGGCGTCGATGCTGAGCGCATCATTGACTGATGTCACGTACCACTTGTCAGAACCCGCCGTGGGCAGGATGAAATAACCATCGAGCTGCGTGATCGACGACGGCGCCGGCAGATCGGGGTCGTTCACGAGGCTCATCACCCCGTTGCGGATCGCATAGTAAAGCCCGTCTGACACGATGCCGATATCGGCTACCGGCGCCCGCCGATTGCGCACCATCGTCACCGGGCCGTCAGTGGGTAGGCCCCCAATGCGTGTGTAACCGTAACCCGTATCAAGCTTGTAGACTGAGCGGCCCACGACGGCATACAGGAAGCCATCAACCACGATCATGGCGCGCACGCCCCCATCAATGGGGAACGTCACGGCGCTTTTCAGCCCCGACACGGCATAGACAGGCCAGCGGGTTTTGCCCTCTTGGCCCGCATCTTCAGCGTGACAATTGATCAGCCGTGCGGCGCCTGCGGCCGGGTAGCGACCCGGGTTAGAGCTGACGCCTAGGCTAATCGGCTTGATCGTCATTAGTCGAGGTGGTCAGCAGCGTACAGGCCGAAACACACACCAAGCGAAACGAACAGCACCATCTGCCAGAAATAGAGCATGTACATTAGCTGATGTTCCCATCTGGAAGCAGCACGCCAGACACGCTGAAACGCTGGCTGGGCATGGTCTGCAGGGCCAAATCGTACTTAGCGCCGGGGGTCACAAAGAAGTCTTTCAACAGCATCTGCCAGCCGGCCTGTGCTTTCGCTGCCGTGATTGGAGACGCTTGCACCGAGAACAACGGCGCAATGTCCATCGCCAGCAACGAGATCACGCCACGGTCGTGCAGTGAGTTGAGCGGTATGGAAGCGTCAAGCGTCAGCGGCAGCGCCGTGGTTGCCGTGTAGCTCCAATAGGTCGCGTACAGCGGCGTCGTCGGCGGGCGGTCATTGGTCGTCGAGTAATGCGCCAGGATGCACGCAAACGTCAGGCCATCGACCGTAACACCATCACCGATGGCATAGGTCTGGTTCACGTCCCACGGGCCACGCCAGCGCGTTGCAGACGGATAAGCGAGCGTAATGCCCCAACCCTGCCAAGCGTACATCATGGCGTTAAGTGCATCGAGCCCGTCTGAAATTGCAGCCGCGCTTGGGTCTTCACCTTCGGCGTAGTACTGCAGTTCTTTGAGGGCGCGCGTAACGGCCTGCCTAGCTGTTAGGCTCATCTGTCACCTTGCGAGGACGGCCGCGCTTTTTCGGGGGCTGAAGATAATTGACGGGCTCACCGTCTGCCAGCGTTTCCGGCTCAACGTCAGGCTCGGCTTCATCTTCGGTCTCTGCCGCGTGCTCCGCGTCAATCGAGGCCTGCAGCAAGCCTTTGAGGTCTTCCGAGCTTTCCGGCACGCGTGGTTCGATCACCGCCGGCGTTGGTTCTGCTGCTGCCCCGAACGTGATCTCACCATCAGGATTAACCACCATGTCGGTCGGCGGCGTATCCTGCCAGCCCTCATTGGCCGGCACGTCGGAGAGAGAGGCGAATAGCTTCGCCTCCCCCTTCCGATACATGAAGACCGGCATTAGGTGCCGGACATGCGGGTCGCGAGGCGCGGATCGATCAGCTTGCGTCCATAGAGCAAGTCAAGACGCCACTTGCTGATGTCGTTCGTCCCGTCATAGATCGGGATGACACGAACCGATAGGCCCTTATAGCTCTGACGCGAGCCGTTATAGGCGGCCTGCGGCATTTCCATCGGGACCACGGCCAGGCTCATCGCGTTCTTATGGAACACGAGGTTGTTGCGGTAGGCCGTCGAGGCTGTGCCGAGGAACGTCAAGGCGGCGTTATCTGCCGGCACGCTGTCGACCGTCTGGAATGCACCCGACGAGATGATCGGCGGCGATACCGTCAGCGTCAGGTTGCCTGAACCGTCAGACGAACCGTCAGCCGTCACAACGAACTGCTGCAGAACCGAGGTTTTGACCTTGGTTTTGGGGTTGACCATGTACACGTTGGCGATAGTGAAAATATCACCAGCCTTGACGCGCGAGGCAGCAGAAGCCGTCCAGCCGTCCGTGATCAGGCTCGAAGTCCACGTATTCTTCGCAGTGTCATAGGTGACGTTCTGCGAGGCACCGTTGACCAGCGGCGTGCCACCGAGCGGACCAACCGTGTGTGTGGGCAGAACTTGGGACATCTTGGTATCGATGCCGCCGATTTTGCCGAGGTCGCCGTCACGGTAGGCCGTGCCAACCAGCGTTGGCGAATATAAAGCCGTTTGCGAACCAACGAGGCCCCAAAAGTCAGTTGGATGCAAACCGGCGGTACGGCCTTCCATCGGAACCGACATGAGGTCAAGACGTTCAGCCGCCTTCGCAAAGCCTGCGAACGTGGTCAACGTCGTACCGGGCGTACCAATCCAGTTATAAGTTCCCTGATACATCTGCGTAAACACGTCGGACGCCATGCTGTTGACGATTGAACTCATCGCAGGCTTGATCACGCGCTCGGACAAGTCGCCAATCTTCAACGTCAATTCCTGGGACGTGAACTGGAAATCGACACCGATCTGCTGGTCGATCGTCAGCGTGGTCTTGCCTTCGATCACGTCCTGCGTGGACAGCGTGGCGCCGGAACGAACCGTAAAGTCAGCCGGGCGACGGATGTTGATCGTATCACCGATCTTGTAGCCGTTGACGCTGTTGGTGAACTCGTCTTCGTGCGCGCGATGCAGGTTTTTCAGAATGCCAAGCTCGTTTTCGAGGATGACAAGTGCCTCCTTCGCGACGATGGAGGCTGTTAGTGCTGTATTGCTCATGGCTGCCTAGCCTTTGATTTGGTCAGCCGTTCCCTTTCCGCCACGCTGCATATTCTTCCATGGTCATGTTTCCGGGGTCTTTGGCCCCAGGGGTAGCACCACCATTCAGCGTGGGGGGAGGCGACGGCGCGGTTGAAACCTTGCGAACAGTCGGAGCGGATGACACCCGATGCTCAATGTCTTTGATGGCAGCGCCTTGAAGATGATCCGGGAGTGAGCTGATGTAATGAGCATCACGCGGATTGTTGGCCAGATAGTACGCAATTTCTGGCGCTTTATCGCTTGCAGCGATAATTTCCGCAGACTTCTCAGTCACCGGCACACGAGCAAATTTCTCAATTAGATCCGGCATCCGATCAGCAACCGCTTCGACTTTCGTCAAAAACGTTTCTTGCTGAGCCCTTAACGCGCGCTCATTTTGTATTGCTGCTGCGGACTGTGCTTCTTCTAGCCGTTCAGCTTTGACCGCTGCACGAACGCGCAAGCTGTCCTGCTGATCGTAGGGAAGTTCATCAACTTTGACGTTGGTGAGCTTTTCCAACTCTGACCGGAGGCGCGCAACTTCCTGCAGGGCGATCGACCGTTCGGCCTCTGCCTGCTTCTTTTGCGCGTGGATTTGAGAAATACGCTCTGAAAACGGTACTTTCGGCTTTTTCTCGTCTGGCTTCTGCTGTTCGTCGGGGGTTTCGGTCTCCGACGGCTGACCGGGCGCACCATCTTGAACGGGTGCGGGCGTTTCCGTTGGCACAGGCTGCAACGGTACAGGTGACGCATTAGGTATGACTTTCGGACCGTCCTCTAGGACGGTTTCCGTGGGTAGATCAGTCATGGTGGTTTGCTCACTGGTTACTTACGGCCGAGGCCGGGGGTATTACGGGCTAGGCGGTATCTGCCCGGGATGCTGCTGAGCTTGGAACTCAGCTAACTGTTGCGGATCAATCGGACCCTGACCGCCACCCGGAGGAACATTCATGGGCGGGCCTGGCATTGGTCCGGGTGGCGGTCCCTGTGGCGGGATTTGCGGGGGCATTTCATCGCCAAACTGCACCGGGAACTGTTCGGCCAATCCCTGCGGCGGAACCATCGCTTGCGCGAGTTTCACCATCGTATCGGCGCGTAAGTTCTCGGTCTTGGCGTGCAGCTCAGCGGCTTTGCCAGCAGCCATCGCCACGTTGATCTGATCCATTTGTTGCTTGACCGGATCAGGTGGCGGCTGCGTCTCGGGTTTGTCAGGATCGGCCAAAATGTTAGGCGGTATCGTGTTGCGCAGGCGCTTCGCAAGCTCGTCAGCACCGGGCCAATCAAAGTTCTTAGCAATCAGGTCGGCCGACACGGCGCCAGCCTGTGGCACGGCCTGAACGAACTGCAGCATGCTGTCGGCGGCTTCAGCGCGTTTCGTCGAGTAGGACTTGCCGACCTTGACGCGAATATCAAACTTGCCGGCCGACAGGTCATTGACCATGACCGGCACGCCACCGACGCCCATCACCACCTGATTGATCGTGACGGGCTCGTGCTCGTTATTGTTGGCGCCCTCATCCGGCATCAACCGAATAACGCGTTCGTTATCGTAGACCTTGGGTATGAGGTCAATCAGCACCCGGCCAGCGTATTCAAGTGACCGCTGCAGGTTGTCGGCAAAGTGATAGTTGGCAACGTCGCTTTCGTGCTGGCGTCGGCCAATAGCAACGCCTGACGTTTCATTCGATTGCTTGCCGAGACCAGCATCATAAATGCCGGTCGTCGCCTTCATATCGTCGGAGGCGATCTGCGCCTCTTGGATCAATGCCGTTGGCAGCGGTGGCGGCGCCTCACGGAACGGCTTGGCGCCTGGCGCATCCTTATCGGGCTGATACGGCAGATACGGGCGGTTGGTCTTTCCTGCCGTGTCCCACAGACCCTTGAATGGCGCCACCATGTTGGGCGTCACGAGGTAGGGCGCCTTGGGGGCTAGCGCAATCGCTTCAGCCGTAGCCGTGCGGTAGTAGTTGTAGAGCTGCTGGGCGTCGCGGGCGAACCGGATCACACCATAGCGATAGGTGCGGTTTTCAAGTGGGAACTCGCCGCCGATCACCGGCACAATCGGGATGTACTTTCCCGGCCATTTATGCGGGCCTGACAGCACCTCGGCGCCAGACACCATGTAGCTCTCAACGTCGTAGGCATCGACCTCACGCGTCTTGGCAATGGGGAAGTAGCCTAACTCCCCTTCACCCCTGCCGGTAATGTCGATCACGCGCCCGTCTTGAAGCTGGGCTAACGTCTTTTTGACCTTGACCTTGCGCCAGTACTCGGCAATCCGCACCGTGTCGGACGTGCTCCAAAAAAGCGTCGTCTCTTTGGTATCAAGCGGGCGCTCGATTGAGACTTCCTGTGCCTTTGGATAGGCCGCCTTGAAGGCCGTGCGCGGGATAACCTCGCTGACGATGCGCCACATCGCGTCGGAGCGATCATGCTCGATGGCCGCCGGATCGTCATAGACGGACAGCGGGTTGCGGATGCTCTTGAACTTGATCTCAAGGTCAAACGCATCGTCGTCGCTGTACTCGGTGACAATCCGAAACCAGCCGATCCCGCATGAGGCTTGATGCTCGGCGGCAATCGAGAACACATGCGTGGCGCTTGAGCGGTACTGAATTTGCCGGATCAGACCGTCGTAAATCTTGGCCAGCTTCGGATCTTGCTGGTCGTCTTCCGGGATCGCCTTGATTGCGAAGTCGGCCTGCCGAATGTCGTTCGTGACCTGACGCACGAACTGCGGCAGCCGGTTCAGCGTCAGCATCGGACGGCCGGCGGCTTCACGCTCGCGCCGTACCGCGTCAGGCCATTGCTCGCCGGCTAGAAACGACAGATCAGACGCCGCATCGTGCCGGTTGTAGCGATCATGCTTCCAGCTATCGTCAATGCGCGTGCGCACCTCGTCAACGATAGCGTCCGCATCAGCCTTTGAGAGCTTCTTCGCGGCTTTGGTTGCGGGCTGCGATGTGTCTTGCATCACATGCCCAACCAATCACCCTCAGACGTTGCCACTGAAAAGCTGCTCCAATCCTGAACTTTGGCGGTGCTCATATCGATGGCAAACGTCAGTGCTGCCGCGTCTCCCAAGTCAGGGGAGAACGACAGCCGCTCTTTCACATGGTCTTTAGGTTCCAACAGCAATTGGCCGCTGGAGTTGAAGCGGGTAGCGCCGGCTCCCCGAATGATCGAGCAAACGTCGCCCTGGAAATCATCGCTGTCCGGCACCTGAACACCTGCGGGGTCGTCAAACCACTGCCGCATCAAATCCCACATCTCTGCGCGGCGGTTGGCATAGGCTTTGGTTTCGTAAGCCTTGGCCCCAAAATTCACCCCTTCGATCACGTCGCCCATGATCTCGCGCAAACGGTCGTAAAGACCGGCGCCGAGACCCGTAGTGTCGATCACCACCTTGGCGGCGTTGATCTGTTTGGCGATGCGCTGGACCTCGCCAGCGACAGCCATCAGGTCGTTGTGATCAATCCTCTTACAGATGTTGCCACCCAATCGGCGGCCCTGGCGGTCGATGAGCCCCGTTTTATCGCCTCCTCCGCGTGCAGGATCAACACCGAGAATGACGGGTCCATATCCTTGAACAGTGCGGTTCTTTCGTGCGGCGATAACTGCGGCAGAGCTGATAAAAGCGTCCGCACCTGACGTTTGAAAAGCTTCATCTGCTGTTGCTGGATACTCTTGTCTAAACATCCAGCAGGGTTCATCAGGATTGCCTCCGGCTAGAACGGCCATCTCGCGGTTTTTGCGCCATGCCCAATAGGTTTGATCGCGGGTCAGGCTGAAATGGCGCTCGTACTGTTCCCAGGCGTCAGGGATCACCCAATCGTCGTCTGGCGCGCGGGTGTATTCCTCATGCCAAAACCACGGAATGAACACGGCCTCGTAATCGCTGTCACCGCGTTCGGCCGCTTTCCACTCAGCATGGAACACATTGCCGATACCGTTGGCGGTACTCTCGAAGATGACCTCGGTTCCGGCCTGATCGGCGACGGCTTGGCGAATACCTGCAGCGTGGTTCTGCGCATTAGGCCAGAACGCAACTTCTGAGCCGTGAAACAATTGGATTGTTTGCGAACGGCCGACTTCAGCACTGCCAGCGGTGCCGACCTTGTAACCGCTATCAAGGCCAGAGAAGAACAGCTCTTTGGCGTTGCTCTTGCCAGTATCTGGGCGCCACATATCAGGGCAGTTGTCATGGAGCCGCTTTGCCATCCCGAATAGGTTGTCGGAGGCTTCGTCCAAGTGCGTGAGGATGAAAGCTCGATAACCGCGCTTATGGGTAATGCGCCAATAAAACCTGCCGGCGATGTATGTGCTGATACCTACTTGGCGCCCCTTCAGGACTAGAGCGCGGACTTTGCCGAGGCGAGCGCGCTGCGCTTCTAGTCGCTCGTGCAGGTAAGCTTGGCTACGATTGAGCCTGAATGGTGTAACGCTGCCAGACTTGGCGCGTATCTTAAGACAGGCACGGGCGTAGTCATCGAAGTCGCGAGCAAGACGAATACGCAGTTCGCGTTCGCGATCACTGAGGGAAGCCATGGCCACCTTCGCTATGGGCTAAGGCCGCTTCGACCTCGCCTAGTGCTTCCTCTTGGCGGTTGATCGTCATTTGGCCGGAATGCTCGACGTTGGCCAAGCGCGGGTGGATGTAGGGCGCAGCAGCCTTGGCGCAATCGATCTTGGTCGTTAGGTCGCCAGTGGTCCGCATGATGGACAACAAGACCTGCAGCGGGGTGTCCCCGTCTGACTTCAAAGCGTCAACAGCTTCACGCACGGCGGCACGCTCTAACGCGGTCTTAGCGTTGGAGCTTCCCTTTGGCCTTCCGGCTCCGGGACGTTTACCGCCGCGCATCTGATTTCCCTGATAGAAAAATCAAAATATCAATCGTTAGCACTTGCCCTTCTTGCCACCCTTGGGCATCGGCATCGGGGCCGGGGCGGGCTTGGACATGCTGGCGGGCTTCATTGCGGGTTTCTTGGCCATTGGTGAGGTTCCTTACTTGCTGGCGAGCGACGTTGCGATAGTGACAATGCCCCAATCCATGAGGCTGCCGGGCAGTCCGTCGATACGGATGCCGAACACCTTAACGCAGACGATGCACCCTGCCGCGACGGCAACGATGGCAAAGACCTGCTTAATGTTGGAGACGAGGCCGTTGAGATCCATTTTCAAGTTCTATCCCCTGAAGTAAGTTTGCAGCCACGCGCAAACGATCATCACTCCAACGGCG